AGCTTTACGCACCGCCTTAAACACCGTGCGCAGGGCGGTCAGATACTGATAATCGCTGGTCACATCAGCCATGGTTTTCTCATCCCCCCAATAAGCACTGGAGAGACCGGCGTAAAATTTAGCGGTGACAAACCCAGCCGTTTCGAGCATGGACTGATGACTTTCGGTGTACAAATCCGGCAAAGTTCCCTGTGAGATCCCGCCGTCACGTACCCGACCTGGGGCACGCATTACCGGGATAGACAGCAAACGCCCGGCGAACAATCCTGCCCAGTTACGCACCAGTCTTTTCCCTGACGTGTCAGCCACTTCACCATGGGCAACAACGCACGAAACAAAACCGTGGGCATAGCCCTGTTTGTCGGCGATCATGGCGGCTGACCAGCCATCCAGAGTTTCACTTGCATACGGCAAACGGGCTTCGCATAAAAAAAATGTCGGCCGATGCTGATTCCACAATTCATCAGCTTTTGCACCCATCGCCGCCCAATCCGTCGAATCAGATGCGCCGACGACATAGACAAACTCAATGTCATACAGCGACAGCGGTTGTTCCAGGGCGGTCATTACCGCACTGATCGACGGCACCGGGGGGAGGATCTCAAAGCGGTAGGTATCGCCCAGCACCATGTTTTCATCGGGCACGATGATTGTGATGCCGGTAGAGCCAACGGCAATCAGACCATCGGCCGGAATCGTTCGCTCTGCGCCTACCGTATCGCCACCGTCAAGGCTCAATTGATAGGTTCCCTCATTCAGACCACCGGCTGAGCTGACAACCAGTTCAACCGCAGCGGCGGCCAGGGCGGTGCCTGATGTGGTGACATCCGCGCCGGTTCCGATATGGGTCACCGGGCCAACGGCAGCACGAATCACAAAGGCGTATTCATCAGCGGCCACTAAATCACCAGCCGCAAGGGCTAACGTGATCCCCGTCGTTCCGATGGGGATTTCACCGTCCACCGGCACAACCACAGCCGCAGAAAAATTATCGCCGCCGTCTTGACTCAATTCGTAAGTCGCTGTCCCCGGTGCGCCGGAAGAGGCGATGCGAACAATGACATCGGCATTCCCGGCAACAACGCCACTGGTGGATGCAGTCGGCCCGGTTCCGGTCAGTTCAACCTCACCGACATAGCCACCATCAAGCCCGGCCACCGGCACGGCAATAATCACCGCATCTTGTCCGGCTGTCGCAAACATATCGCGCAAACGATCCGTCAGCGGCCCGACGCCGAGTAAACCTTCCAGGTCACTGGATTGGCCGAGCAGATAACCCGCACCAACCGTTCCCAGGCTACACACACCGACAACGATACATGCACCCTCAACACCGCCAGGTGCCAGACCACTTGTACCGTCAATCAGGTATTCAAATACGTCTTTCATAAAGCTCCTCCGTTAAGCGCACTGGCTTAATTTCCGCTGCCCTGGCGACGGGTGTTGAAACGTTCCACGGCGGCATCAAACTGTTGTTGAGTTACTTTCTTGCCTGCCGCCCATTTATTGGTTTTGCGCAGACCGGCAAGAAACCAGGGCTTCAGTTTCGCCGCCTCGGCGAGATCCTCAACCGGCTGAAGAACATCAGACGTTTTCGTTTGCGCTTGTGCCGGCACATTACTGCCGCTTTTGGTTTCCGTTGTTTCTGTTGCGACGGCCGTTTTCTCAGTTTCAGCGGAACTACCACTCTCTTTAACCTCGCTCGTTTGCTCGTCAGTTTTACGCTTTGACATAACGCACTCCTTATTTAATGGTTGGTTCAAATTCGATATCCGGGATAATTGGCACCCGGTTTTGGACATAAAGCCCGCCGATAAATGCCACTCTGACAATGGCAACATAGGGCCGGTCTCGGCGGCGATCATACTCAAGCTGTGTCTTGCTTGGTCGGGTAACATCCTGAAGCTCAACTTCAATAGCTCGGTTGTTTCCATCGGCTAAAACTTTGGTGTCAACAACCGCCTGCTCAAATTGGTCAATCAGGCCTCCCGAACGCATCAAATCGTCAAACGTGTCAGCATGAATAAAACAGCGCACATGCACTTCATGCTGATAGCGGCGGCGGGTAAAAATATATTCTGTGTTATTCTCAGAGCGCTCACGACTGATCAGCCTGCCATCCTTGCTCTTTCTGTCTTTCACGGTTTTACAGTGTAGGGCGTAGCGGTTGTTTTTAAGAAAATCACGCGGCAACTCTTCAAAATGGATTTGACTGTCGCCATACGGTGTCAAACCTTCAAGCTCAAGACCGTTAGCAATTTGCCCAAGAAAAGTTCTCAACGTGGTTATCATCGTTTCAGCACCTTAATAGCTGTTCCGGCCAGTTCCTCGGCCAGTTCACCCTGAAGTTCTTCATAGGTCGGCTGCCACAACTTGCGCGCCGGGATCACCGTGCCGTCGTCTTCCGGCTGTTCGTGGATCAGGGCAATGTCCGTTACTTCGTCGCCATCGTCGGTTTTTGCCCCACGCGTCACCCCGACCATGCCTTCAAAATCACTCGGCTGATTGGTCGTGATGTTCTGATACATTTCATTGGTCGCCCGCAGGATGTCAGGCGACAGGCCCTTGCGCGCCTTTTGGTCAGCGTAGGCCGGTGTCAGTTCTTCCCAGTCCAGATCCTGGTCATCAATATGAGCCAGCACCGTGCGTTCCACCTTTTTCAAACTGCGGCCGATCTGCCGACCGGTTTCTTTTTTTAAATCACGCGCCAGGGAACCCAACTTGCTCGACAGCAGATCCCAGTCACCGGTCAAATCCACCGGCATCAGCGCACCACCTTCAGCACGACATTCATATCCGCGTCGCGAAAGGTGCCGGTGCTGTCGATCATGGCAATGCCATACGTGAGGCCATCCACCTCGGCACTGTCGTCATAATCAAGCAACAGATCGCCGTCTTCTGAGATCAACCCTTTTTCGGCCAGGTAATCGCGGTTAAACCGCAGCTGATAACCTTCCTCAACCTCCTCGCCCTCATCCGTCACAGTCAGACCGTCCGGGGCCGAAGTGCTGGAGAGTGGCGCTTTACCGGCCAGCAATTCCACGGCACCGGCCGCAGCCGTGTGCAAAATCACCGGGTAGCGATTAAAGGTGTCGGCCACATCGCGCATGGCTTGGCGAAAATCATCAACGGCACTATCATCGATCAAATCAGCCATGGCTTACTCCACAATCACCAGGGGCACGCCGCCGTGGGTGGCGTCCTGCAGGGTTTCCTCTTTCTTGGCGATTGCCGCGTCCAGGCGAATATCCATCTTGGTGAGGAAATCCAGCTTATCGACAAAAGTGGCGCTTCCGCTGCCATCACCCTCGGCGGCCTTGAGCGATTTCTTGTACTTACTCATGGCCGGGAGGATCAGCGCCTTGGCCGCCTTGTCGGCAATCAGGCCCTTTTGCAGGGTGGACAGATCCGCCTCGGCCAGCCCTTCATATCCCGCTTCAGCCTGTGCCTCTTCAATAAAGGTCGGCAATGAGGCGGCGAATAACGCCGCCTCATCCGGCAAGCGATTCTCAACCAACTCAGCCAGGGTCGCCATTAGCCGACCTGGAAGACTTGGGCTGCATCAGTAAAGATGCGGCTAAAGCCCATCACCTGGCTGATCACCGTACCCTCGATCTGCTTGTCAATAACCTTGTCGGTTTCAATCAATTCCGCGCCGGTCTCCTTGACCAGTTCCAGGGCGGCTGACTTGTCCAATTGAACAATTTTGTTGTCGCCAAGAGTGGTTTCCGTCCAGTTGAATTTTTTCATATCATTGCCGAACGGTGTCGCCAGGGTTCCACTGCGGGCGGTATCAAACAGGCGACTATCCTTGAACTCTGTCAGCTTGAGCATGGACTTGAGCAGTGCTTTCTTAGCCGTCCACACCGTGGCTTCCCAGTTGTCCATATCAAGGTAAAAGTCGAGCAGGTTGTCATAAGACAACGCTTTTGTCGTAGCCGGAGCTGCGTTGCTGTTGCCGTCGCCATTGATAATTTTGTACATGGCATAGGCCACCATGCGCTTGGCAAGACGCTGACCAATCAACTGCATGTGGATGGAGAACAACGGCAGTTTCATCCGGCGCAACACTTCATAGGAGGCCTCCAGCTTGACGCCAATTTTTGCCAACTGGATGGTGTTGTTTGCCGAGGTGATGGTGACCGTCGGGAACGGAGTTCCTTCAGAGATCTTCTTGAAGTCCAGCTTTTTCTCACTGAATTGCGCCTGAACCGACTGATAGACACCACTGTCAATGGTGGTTTCTGTGGCCACCACATCAGCTAAAGTCAGATCCTGGGCACCAAGACCGGCAATGCCGACACGAATATTGCGGTTGATGAATTCAGGAAACAGCACCGAATCATCCGTGGTACGGTAAAACCGCTCCACCGTGTCTTTGGTCAGGTTGATATCCTGTTCCATCAACGCAAACTCAAAGGCATCCAAACCTTCCTGCTGCGACGGTCGTTCCTTGTTCAACAGTTGCGTGACTGTCATCCCGCCGTTCTGTGCCTGTTGGTACATTCCTTTTTCGAGTTTAAACATTCTCTTTATCTCCTTGTTTATGCGTTACGCGATTATTTAAGGTCGATGAACAGGGTCATGTCGTCGGTATCCACAGACACCACGTCATACATGCGGCCTGTGCCAGCCACGGCCGGGGTCTTAACGCCACCGGCACCATCAGCTACCAGTTCCACATAGCCAGCCGTCGGGGCATCGCCGGTATACGTCACCTCGATAAACCCGCTACGCTCAATCGCTCCGGCGCTGCCGTCGAGATCCACCTGACCAACACGGCCATAAAACACATCCTCGGCAGCACATAACGACACAGTGTTCGATGCGCTGATCTTGCACACCTGGCCGATATGTTCGGCGGTGATGCCGTCCAGCAGGAAGGTGACCGCCACAACGGCGATGCCGGTAAAATCAATTCCAAACATGGTCAAATCTCCTTTGATAGATGCTCAATTTTGTTGTGTGCGTTCCTGCCCGGTTCGCCGTCACCTGCCTTGAGTTATGAACTGACTTTGTAATGCTCAGGGTTGCGGCCACTAAAGGAGTGTTGTCCATCCCCTGTTGTTGATGAACGACGGGAGAGCTTTTCGCCGCACTTGGGACAATTCAGTGGC